AAGCCGAAATCTCCTATGCAGCTTGAAGTCGAGAAGCGTAGAAGAGATCAAGCAAAAACAACAAAAGCAAGAAAAAAAGGAATGGGAAGATGAAAAGGAATGTAGTAGGCAAGGATATTTTAACTTTTGCCAAATTAGACATGCTCTATAACCAAGTGCGTGTAATTGAAGCAAAACAAAATGAAACCAAGTATAAGTGCTTGGGGTCTGGCAACTGTTGCAAAATAGGATTGGTATTACCAATGACTGAATGTGCAAACATTGCTTTCAAGATTAATCAGGAGTATTACTTGAAATTAGAAAACGCTGGGCAAAGGGTCGCTGATGAATGGATTTTGGGTATCATAGATTCCCTTAAAGAAGCCATGACAGATGAAACTTGGAAAGATGGTGGAGAAACAGAAAGGCATTGCGCTTTCTACAAGAATGGATGCACCATATATGGCTACAGACCAATGGTGTGTAGAACATTCGGAACCATAACAACAGTTGATGAGTTCTGTCCAAGAATTAGAAATGCAAACGGAGAGATTGATCACTTCGTAGGAGAGCCTATTCGGACAATTATCAAGCAATATCAAGATTTGCTTGCGGAGTATGCACTAGGCAAGCATGAGAATTATGATATGAGCCTCTATATGCCGCTAGGCGTATTGAGTTTCCTGCTTGAAACGGATGAGTTAATTGAACTTTCTAAAAATACTGATGAAAGATTCTGGATTGGGACTTCCGGCTGGTTTAATTATCGTGTTCAATACACCAAGATTCACGGCTACTCTGTAGTTCAGTTGAGAAAGTCAGCAAACGCAAGGGGCAGAGAGCTTGCTTTCGAGACAGAAGAATAACTTTGAAAATTATTTGGAATGGAACAAGCGTTGCTCAAGAGCGCAATGAAGGCTACAAGGTAGCCGAAGATGAGATTCATGGTCGTCTTGTAGGGAAGGGAATGGACATTGAAAGAACATGTCTTATACCATCTGATATTCAAGACTTGTCATTACTCGGTATTGAATATCAATCTAGTGCATCAATTAACATTGAAGCAGATGTATTCATAAATAATAGATTACCTCTTGACTATACTGTATCGAATAAATACAACATTGGTTTTTCATATTGGGAAACAAATAAACTGCCAAGTGATTGGGTTTCTCGAATGAATCAAATGGATGAGATATGGACAACATCTCTTTGGGCAAAGAATGTTTTTGAAGAATCCGGAGTAACAGTTCCTGTTTTTAATTTTAGACTTGGAGTTAATAAATTATTCACTCCAAGAAAAAGAGTTTTAAAAGATAATAAATTTACATTCCTTTGCATCGGATCTCCATCAACTCGCAAGAACACTCAGATGACTGTAGATGCTTTTATAAAGATATTTTCGGGCGATGACAATACAAGACTTCTTTATAAGACGATAGACGCTCCTGATGCCCGCTGGATCAAATCTGGTGAGCTTATGGCTATCGAAAAACACCCTCAAATAGATGTGATTGATAAAGATGTTTCAATCCAAGAGTTAAGTGATATCTATGACTTAACCGATTGCGTTGTTTATCCGACAAGTGGCGAGGGTTGGGGAATGTTGCCATATCAAGGTATAGCAAAAGGTATCCCAACAATCTGCACAAATGCAACTGCCTGCACAGAATATGCTGAGCTGTCAGTTCCTTTAGAGTTTGAAGATAGCTCTATTAATATGAATGGAATTTATAGTGACTGCGGTACTTGGGCAAAGCCAAAATTTGATGATTTATGTGCTAAAATGTTATATGTATATAATAACTACGATGTAGTTTCTGATTATACATTTAATAATGCCGTACTAAATGAACAGACCATGAGCTGGGATTCTGCTGCAGAAGGGTACTACGAAAGATTATGTCAGATATCGAAAGAATTGAAGATAAAACTTTAATTGAAAAATTAAAAGATGTGGAAGATGTAGGTCTTCTCCACATAAAGGGATACTCAATGCATGAAATTGCATCATTGATGTCCCTGAAAACAAATGATGTTAAGTCATATATTGAGGAATACAAGAAGATACTCAATAGACAAGCAGAGGATGACCCATACTTTCTTGAAAGAGTCCAGTTCAACACAGTCAAGGCTTTGCAAGAGTTTGATGAATTAAGTAAAGAGGCTTGGGAAACAATCAGCATTGCAACCGATCATGGCATGGTTCCGGCAAGAATTCAGGCTATTAAACTTGCGGGTGAACTTGCTACAAAGAAAGCTCAGCTTCACAAGCTGCTCGGTGTCAACACTTCTGATGGTGAATACATTGCAAGAATGCAGAAAGCAGAGAATGTCAATCAGATCCTATCCAGGGTGTTGCGTGATGTTATCTCCAAATACCCAGAGATTGCAGATGCCGTAAGAAGAGAACTTGCACTTGCTTTTGAAATAATGCAAAACATTGAGGTAGCCGAGGATGCGGAAGTCATTGAAGATGCAGATGTTATTGAACCATAATAAGAGAACCCAAAACAGCCCCTTTCGTTCATACCCAGAGAGAGCTTTTTGCCCCCTTACCTTGCTTAAAGGAAAAATAAATGAGTGATTATCTTGGAATGAATCTTCGCTATGAAGATTTCGATAAGTTATTAAATCAAGATGAACTTGAGGAAACTCCTGTATCCATTGAAGTGTTTGTGACTGATAAAAAGTATTTGGGATTGCCGAGCCTAAGCCCAATCCAATTAGAAATAGTCAGGCACAGTACCCAAATCCTTAAAGAGCATACCTTGCAAAAGCTCATGGGAGAACACGAAGGGTCAGAATATTATAAAAAATATACAGACAATGAAGTTATCTGCATGTTAGGTAAAGGCTCCGGAAAAGACCATTGCGCAAGAATATCAATGGCTTATACAGTTTACATTCTTCATTGCTTAAAAGATCCACTTGGTTACTACGGAAAAGCAAAAGGTGTCTATATTGACCTTCTTAACTTAGCTGTTAACGCTCAGCAAGCGCAAAGAGTTTTCTTTGAACCATTAAAGAACTTGCTTTTAAGTTCACCATACTTTAATCAGGTAGGTTTTGAACCAAGAGTTTCGGAAATCTTTTTCTTTAGCAGACCAGTAAGATGCTTTTCAGGTCACTCTGAGAGTGAAGGTTGGGAAGGTTATGAAGTATTAACTGTAATTTTGGATGAGATTTCAGCATTCAAAACAGATGCGGAAACAAGAGGAGAATTAAGATCAAAAGGTTCTGCTTCTGCTATTTATAACATGAGTAAGTTATCTGTTATGTCTCGTTTCCCGGAAGTCGGTAAGGTTATTCTTTTGTCATTCCCTAGATATAAAGGTGACTTCATTCAGCAGAGATACTTTGGTTCTGCGGAAAGAGAAGAGCCTAAAACTTGGAGAATTAAAGCTGCTACTTGGGAATGTAATCCAACGATTGAAAGACATCAATTGGAATCAGAATATATTAGAAATCCAATTGAGGCTAGGGCAAGATTTGAGTGTGAACCTCCGGCAATGGAAGACGCATACTTTAGAGATCCAGATCTAGTGAGAAAAGCTTTTATGCATGCAGAAAGCCCCGTTGATGAAAATGGTATCTACCAACCTTGGTTTAACAATACAGACGGTCATAGAAGGTTTATTCATATTGACTTGGGCCTTAAAAGAGATAGGTCAGCTTTATGTATGAGTCACTGTGCAGGCTTTAAGGAAGTTAAAACTTCTATGGGTGTGGAAAATCTTCCTGTTATAAATGTGGATTTTGTTCATTCTTGGGAAGCAGCTCCCGGAGCGGAAATTAATTTTGCTTCTGTTAGGCAAATGATTATTGAATTGTGTAGAAAATTTGATGTGGCAAAGGTTACTTTTGACCGTTGGCAATCAATTGAGATGATTCAAAGTCTTAGATCTCAAGGTATCAATGCAGACTTTCATAGCGTTAAAAAAACAGATTACGATACTTTAATGACTACCATTTACGATACAAGGCTTCGCGGCTATTGGAATGAATTATTGGTTGAGGAAGAACTTCTTAAATTAAGATTGTTTGCAAACAATAAGATTGATCACCCCAACTCTGGATCAAAAGATTTGGCTGACGCATTAGCCGGATCAGTTTTTACTTGCATTGAAAATATGTCGGTAGAGATGGAAATAGATATTGAGATACTTGGATCAGACTTTAAACAATATGAAGAAGTTGACGATATGGAAGAATACGGAACGGTAAAGGTATATAATAGTGATATCGGCCAGTTCGTTCCTGGATACGATAAACAAATACTATCTACAGAAAGTGGTGAAAAATGGCTCGAAAGCCTATAAAAAGAGAAGATATAAATCCTTCTTACGATGAAATTGTCAAGGAATTGACTACAACAATTACGAATCTTATTATGGAGAATACTATGATAAAAATCATGATTAAAAAACTCGAAGCTATTGTTGGTGATTTTGATCAACAAAACTCACAAGACAATAAAGAATTTTAAAAACTTTATGGGTCGGGTTGTGATGTCAAAGTTATGCCGATAATGTGTTTATCACAGGGGCAGAAGCCCTTAACTCCAAACAAACATAAGGAATAGCAAAATGACACTCAATATTAAATCAGTTGATAGTTTCCCTCAAATTACTCGTTCGGGTCGTACTTCGGCTGAACTTCAGGAAATTATTGATTCTTTGATTGAATCAAGCAAAACAGGAAAAACCTACATGATTGAAGATGTAGAAGAAGGAAAGAAGTTTAATTCACTTCAACAGAGAATTCGTGCGCAAGCAAAGAAATTGGAACTTAATGTTAAGATTCATTTCGATAAGAATACAAGTAGCCTTTACTACATGTCCCCAATTAAGGAAGAAGTTATCACTTCTGTCAAGAAAGAAGTCACAGCAAAAGATGTGAAGTCCGTAAAGACACCGGCAAAGACAAATGCTTAATTAGCAAAAAAATTAAATAAAAAGGGGCGTGATGCAAATCACGCTCTTTTTTTATGTATAATTGGAGCATGACAATTTTTAAAGAACAAACAATAGAAATAGAACAAGAACAAGTTAACTCATGGTATCCAATGATTGCACTGCCATGTTATGATCAACTTATTTCTGAACCGACAGTTATGTCACTAATTAGAGCAGTAATGCAATTTAAAGAAATCGGAATGAAATTCTCAATTTGTACAATGAGTGATTCACTCATCTCAAGAGCGAGGAATCAAATTGCTGCTAAGTTTTTGGCAAACAAAGAGTTTACTCACTTAATGTTTATTGACTGTGATTTGGGATTTAAGGGTGATGATATTCTTAAACTTCTATGGCACGACAAGGAAATAATGACAGCGGCCTATCCTATTAAAAGTATTAACTGGGAACTAGTTGGGGACAACGCAAGGAAAGGTATTGAGGATAGCAAACTCCTTGAGAGTTCTTTAAGATTTGTAGTTAATGCTGCAAAAGATGCACAGAACAATACTGTTAAAGTTGATAAGGGCGCAATAAGTGTCTATGATGCCGGGACTGGGTTTATGCTTATTAAAAGAGAAGTGTTTGAGAAAATGATTGAGGCTTACTCTGAACTTAAGTATATTGATGACACCGGTTCTTTGACAGGTGAAGAGAAAGAATGGACTTACGCTTTCTTTAACTCTTATGTTGATCCAGAGAAACATAGATTTTTATCAGAAGATTATGGTTTCTGTAGATACTGGCAAGAAATTAATGGAGAAATTTGGACTGACCCTTCAATTGAAATGCTACACCTAGGAAGGCTTAAGTATGAGGGAACGATGCTTAATTGGCTTGAGAGACACGCTACATGAAAACTGACTGGAAACTTGGCTTTTATTTCATAAAGTCAAACCTGTCAAAAATATATACTAAAATTCTGTATAAGATTAAGTAAAATCACGGGGCGGAATTAATTTAATTAAAAATTTGTTTGATTATTTTACAAAGAAATTTCTTATTAAGTTTAATGCTAATTTGGGTAAGCTTGGTCAAAGACTTCGGCAAAGACTTTCAACAGTCTTTCCTGGATACTTTGATCAAGCTTTTCCGATCTCTGATCTAAAGTTTTCTTATAACTATAATCGATTCCCTGATCTCCAAAAAGAATCCCAAAATTTCTTTTTTCCTGTGTGTGATATGGTCATTCTTACCGATAGACTGAAAGTCACTCTTAGGAATTTAATTCCTTAGAAATTTAATAAATAAGTTTAATGTAAGGATTAAGGTAATTTATGATATTAGAACCAAGTAAAAGCAGAGCTGAATTAATTGACGAAAAGTTGATGGGTTTAGAAATAAATGATGGCGATAAAGATTATGGGATAATTTGCCGCATTGACCAAATAAATAATGACTTCAAGGTTTACACAAATCTTGGGTATTCTTTTAACGCAGGACTTATCCTAAATCTTGTTGCCCTTGCAAATCTTTACGAAAAGGCTGAGGAAAAAGCTAAGAATGAGACTGACGAAAATGTTACTCATTTATCTCCTGCTTATTTTGAGAATGCTATTCTTTCAAATAAGATTATGTCTAGACCTAAGCCTATGGCTCATTCAATGCCATTGCGTTCTAATGGCTCTATAAATACTACTGCAAAAGTAAGTAAAGATGAGGATATCAATATTACTTCCCATACAAGTAAGCGTCAGACTTTTCCTGAAGATATCTCATACAATGCGACTAAGCATAAGAATGGCGTTACGATTGACGAAATTTGTGAGCGTAATGGTATCTCAGTAAATGAGTATATGGAAAGCAGAAAGCAAGAGGAAACAGAATGAATCAAGAAGAAGAAATACAGTACTGGAAAGAGAAATATCGCATACTTAAATTAAGTATGCAAACAGAACAAAAAACAGTTCAGGACAACCAAGACAGAATGCATAAATTTAAAATGGTTCCTATTATTGAGGATTTATTAAGATTTATAAGTTTTGATCTAAGTAAATCTACTACAGAATCTTATGAACAATTAAGAGATTCACAAAATAAAATGACAAAATGGAAAGTAAATCAAGAATTAGGAGTTGATTATTATGAACTTGGAGAATGAAATGAATGAAAAAATTGAAGAAGTAAAGAAACCTACAATCCGTAAGATTTCAAAAGTCCAAATGGAAACAATGTCTTTCAAAAGAAAGAAGAAGGCTAAGAAAACCCCTAGCTTATTTGATTCTAATTTGGTTGACAGAAGTTATTGGGGTAATGACCCAGGAACAGATTTGGAAATTAGTTTGACTAGGGTTCAGATTAGCCGTTCTCTTAATAAAGGAGAAATGCTTGACATTAAGAATTGTCGTACAGCAACTCATTTGAGTAAAGACAATGTTTCAGAATTGATGAAGTATCAACTTCATCTTATGACATTGATTGCAGATGAGAATGAGTGTAACATTTTTACAAATATCAACGGTGACGGAACTGTTATGGTTGAATTTGATAAAGAAACTGAGCAATACGAATTTATATTCGTAAAATAAATATCTAACACTCCGTTAGATCAAAACATAAAATAAGCCAAGGCATTAGCCTTGGCTTTTCTAATACAAGAAAGTAAAGTAAAATGGCAAAAAATCTACGATTTGATAACCAAATCCCAAGGTTTGAAACAGAGATTGAAAAAAGAATGCATAAAGTTGTTTCTTCACTAAAATACGGTGAAAAAATTACAATATCAACTAATTCAATGTCTCAAGATGAAGAAAAAGCTTTGACAAAAGCTTTAAATAAATCAGCAAAGTTCAATTGTATTGAACTTAAAATACAAAAAGCAAGAGAAAAAGACTCCATCAACATCTCAGTTAATGGTTTTTAGAAAGGTAAATATGGATGTAAATAGCGAAGAAGTAATTCTTCAAATGATGATTATTAGTCTAGAAGATAAGATCAAGCAATTTAGAAATATTTCTGAAATACAGCAAGGTGTTATTACTAAGATAATGATTAAGTTAGAAAACAATACACAAGAGTTAATTAAATATAAGGAAAAGTATGGCGAATTGTAAGTTTTGTCAATGTGAATATATTGATGAAAGATTGGAAGCTGGATATGAATATTGCTTAAATGAGCAATGTCATAAAGTTGGATTAGATGAAAAAGAACGAGAGTTCCGTAAAGTTTATACCCCGGCATTGCTTCACAAATGTAATTATTTTTGGATAAAGAAGTCGGAATTG